ACGCCGCAGCGCCTCGACTTGGGTGCCGACCTCGGCAAGGAATTCCGTGACCCTGCGCTCGAGGTCGGCAACATACGCCGGGTCACGGTTGATGCGCTGGACGTGCAGTTGCAGTTCAGCAGGCATGCGGGGATCGTAAGAAACGAAATCGCACCACTGCCGGCCAGTGATCCACATCTGGCCCTGTACCTGCGGCATGTGCTCGTCGGGCATGCCGTTCAGCAGCGTCTCAATATGCACGGCGGTGTTCCACGGGCACTTGATCTCAACCAAGCCGTCCCAGTCCACCAGGCCGTCCGGGCTGCAGCCTGCCATCAGGGTGTCATGGGCGACGAAGCCCGTCTCTTCCACCGCGACGCCCGTGCGCTGCTCGTATGCCGCCCTGGAGGCGGGCTCTTGCTCCGTGCCCCAGCGCATGGCAGCGTTCTCATAACTGGGCACAGGCTGGCCGGTCAGGCGCTCAACCACAAGTTCCGTCAGGTATTTCTGGCGGTCAGCGGCGGGTGCGTTGTTCTTGAGGCGAGCCAGCACATCCTTGAACCGGGATGCGGTGGCCTTGCCGCAGCGAGCGGCGTACCAGTCGGCATCGCGCTGGGTGGCGGTTTCGAGGATCACGTTGCTTCTCCAAGCGGCGGGAGCCGCTTTTGTTGTTTGTCAGATGATGGCACAGAAAATTCTTTGATGGCATCCTGAAAATCCCTAGTCAACACATTTACAAGGCGGCGCTGAACCGCCTGCTTGTGGCACAAAATCTGGTCTTCAGTCACCACGCGGTCTCCGCGACGCGCCGAGCGCAGAATCTTTCGCATCCCGACCCTGCTGCCAGCAATGCCGATATCGACGCGTTCCTGCGCATTCAGGGCGCGGTAGCCGACGCCGTGAACCGATCCGAGATCGACATCGTGGCGGTCCAGCAGCGTCTTTCGCCAAGCGGCGATTACGGTTCGGTAGCGGTGGCCGCCGATCTCAACGCCCAGCACATCGGCCACGGCTTCGTGCGTCACTTCCCAACCCACGGTCGGGGCGCCAAACGCATCCAGCAGTTTGCGGACATCGGCCCCTGTCGGGGAGCCGTTGAACATGACGCCCTTCATTTCACAGGCTCCTGACGGTGGCCTTGAACATGCCCCAGCTTCCGGGCGTCTTTGAGCCGGGGCGCCAGTCGCCAAGCCCCTTGTACCGACCGGCCAGCGTCAGCACCTCGGTCAGCACGCGGTCGGTGATCTGCTCGTCCCAGACGTTGATCGTGCCGCGCAGCATCCAGCGGTCGAAGCACGGGCGCACGCGGATGTGCTTGGCCGCGCCGATCTTGGCGCGCTTGACATGCAGCTTGAAGCCAAGCTCGATGGCCTTGGCTCGGTGCAACGCGAAATCCTTGACCTGCATCAGCGGCCTGATCTCTGACATCGGAACGGTCTTGCCGTCAATGGTCAGCGGCCAGAACGGCTCGGCAACCATCATGCCGGATTGGGTCTGGCTCTTGAACGTCTTGTTGCCCTTGGCGCCAGGCACCGGCACCATGCTGCCGCCTTCCATGATGCAGCGCATCAGGTTGTCGCTGGGCATCGCCACGACGTTATCGTCGTGGTAGGTGCTGCCGATCCAGCGGAAGGCTGGGCTGCGGTCATCGCCGGCCTTGCTGATTTTCTTGTTGGCCGCATCGGCCTTCCATTCGTCCATCATGTCGGACCATTCGATGTTGTCCTGATGCATGAGAAGCGGCGTGTCGCCGACGATCTTGATTTCGTATTGCTTCATTTCGTTGCTCCAGTTGATGATGATGCGCAATTGCGCCCTTGCCGCGCCGAGCTATGCCGTGCCCTGCCTTGCCGCGCAAAGCCTAGCCTCGTTGGTGTTGCCACCGGGATGACCAGCACGCCAGTCAACCCGCTGTAAACAGCCCTTGCCGAACCCTGCCAGACCGCGCCGAGCCGCGCCCTGCCGCGCCGAGCCTCGCCTGACCACGTTGGTGCAACAGCACCGGGAGAGGCGGCACGCCGCCCTACCCGCTGCATTCGCAGCCCCTGCCTTGCCCAGCCAAGCCACGCCGTGCCAGACGCTGGCCGCGCCTTACCCAGCCTTGCCAAACTTAGCCTAGCCGCTCCTTAGAAATCGTCGTAAAACTCAGGCTCAGGGTCGCCCTGCTGCGAAGCGCACAACTGATCCTCAAGCCGCCGCAGCCGGTCGGCGCTGTCCCGCAGAAACCGCGACTGCAGCTCATATCTCGCCGCCTCGGACTGCGCACGGGTGCCGCTGAGCAGGCAGGCCAACAGCGTGTCAACACACACGCTGTCCATGTCTTCCTCGCGCACAAGAATCGTTGAGAACGCCGCACCCTCGCGAGCGCGGCTCACTTCGGCAAGCCACTCCTGCCAGTCTGCAGGGCAGGCCAGCAAGTGGTCACGCGCTTCCTGCTTGTACGGGTGGTTGCCGTCAAAGCCGGCAGAATGCGTGGGCCAGGTAGCCACGTCGCCGGGGCCGGGAATCGCACAGTAATTCATCGCCATCGCTCCTTTTGTTTGCGGGATGCGCCGCAACGCAAGGGCATCATAGCCGACAGTCGCGGAGCGTCAAGCAGCATCTTATACCCGCGTGGAATAGTCGGGATATGGACGCGGCGGGCGGTGCGGGCCTATGATCGCGGCCCATGGACCTGACACCACGCCAGCAAGAGACGCTTGCCGCCGTCGAGCGGCTGCAGCCCGTCAACAGGCGCACCATCGCTCGCGCCCTGCATGTGCGTGAGGAGACGGCCTCGCAATACCTTGACGCACTGCGTCGCGCCGGCCTGATCCGGCCGAGCAGCGTGGGGCGTCATTCGTCGTGGGTGTTGGCAGAGCCGCGCAACACGGCGGCGGACATTGCAATAGCTCAGGCCGCTAGCGTGTGGGAATATGCTCGACGTTTGGAGGTTGCACCATGACGATTGAATGGAACCCCGGCCCGCCGCCTGCGGTGGGCTGGTATCGGGCCAGCGTTGCCCGTAAGGGACAGTTTCTCCGCTGGTGGGACGGCGCGAAGTGGTCGCGCCCTGCGACCCCGTGGTTTGACCGCGACGAGGCCGCCCAAGTGGCCGCGATGGCGGCGCCAGCAACCGTGCAGCGGCGCATTTGGTGGTCTTGGATGGAGGAAAAGAAATGAACACAGACTGGGAAGTCGCCCCAGCAGGCACGCTCGCCCTGCTGGACAAGTGCCGGCACGTCAGCCTGACGGACGACGAAATCGGCCGTCTGTGGTTCAAGGTCGCGCTGCCTGGCGTGACGGAAACGCAGGCGCGGTTTCTGATCCGTGCTGCGGAGGCGCAGCTGCGCACGAAGATGGTTCCGTGGAGGCCAGTCGAATGATTCTCAGCGACGAAAAACTGGCGGTTCTGGCTTTCGTGCAGGCGCATCAGCCGGTGCTGCGTGAGCAAGTGGCGGCGCACCTCGGGTGCAAGCAGGATACTGCGGCGCAGCATCTGAGGAAGCTGCGCGTGCAGGGCAGGCTGCAGAAACGCCGCATCAATGAGCACGTTTGGGTGTGGGTGATTGCCGGTGCTCCGCCGCCGCCGAAGTTGGCCATCAGGCCGTTGGTGCAGCACAAGCTGAAGGCGCATGAGCAAGCGGAGTCGGTGTGGGCGTATGCGGCGCGGTGCGCGCAGGAGGCGAAGCGATGAGCGGCGGCAGCATGAATTACATCTACTCAAAGCTCGAGTACGAGGCGACATTTACCGCAGACACGCCAGAGCGTCGGGCGTTTGCGCGGCATCTGAAGCTGGTGGCGAAGGCTCTCCACGACATCGAGTGGGTCGATAGCGGCGACTACGGCCCCGGCGATGAGAACGCGGCGATCCGCGCATGCCTGAGCGATGCGGTGATGCTGGCCACAGTGCTGGAGATGGCGAAGGAAGCGGTGGCGACGCTGCAGGCCGAGATCGACAGGGCGGAGGCGAAGCGATGAGAGGCCGCCGCACGCTGCGCGAGATCATGCTCGCCAATCAGAAATCCGAGGCGCTGTACGCCGCGCTGGCGGGCAAGCCGGTGCGGAAGATCGATATCCCGCCAGAGCCGAAGAAACGCGTCAAGCGCGAGCCGGCGCCGGCAGAACAGCGCGAGCCGTCAGAAGCCGAGATCCTCAAGGCGATCATGCAGTTGTTGAAGCACCATCCGCGCGTGGCGCAGTGCTGGCGACAGAACAGCGGCACCTTCGCGGAGCGCAACCGGGACGGCTCAACGCGGTACATCCGGGCCAACACGCAGAAAGGCATGAGCGACATCATGGGCGTGCTGCGCGACGGGCGGACGCTGGCCATCGAGGTCAAGTCGCGCACTGGGCGCATGCGCCCCGGACAGGAGGAATTCCTCGCCACAATCCGGCAGGCCGGGGGCGTGGCGGGCGTTTGCCGCAGTGTGGACGATGCCGTCAAGCTGTTGGGGGATGCATGACAACGAAACTCGACTTCAGCGCGCTCGCGCAGCGCCTGCTCATCAGCGCGGAAACCCTCGTCCCCCAGTGGCTCGCAGGCGGTCGCAGGAGGGGCCATGAGTGGGTCACCGGCGACCTGGCCGGCGGCGAGGGCGATTCCTGCTCCGTCAACCTCCTGAGCGGCCGCTGGGCCGACTTTGCCACCAGCGAGCGCGGTGGGGATCTCATCAGCCTGTACGCCGCGATCCATGAGATCACCATGGGCGAGGCGTACCGCGAACTGAGCGACGACGCGCCAGCAGCGCCAGCGAGGCCAGCACGACCGCCGAAACCGCAGCGGCAGGTCATCACGCCGGTCCCCAGCGAGGCCGCAGACTGCGAGTGCATCCACCCGATCCACGGCGCGCCGTCAGCGCGCTGGCCGTACTT